CCGATAACCAAGAAAAGGAAAAGAAGGAAAAGAACTCTAGTTGAATCAGATTGGAGAGATTATTATGGATCTAATAAGCATTTGAGAGAAGAGTATGATCAGAGCGGACCTGACCTATTCCATAGAGAAATACTGCACCTTTGTAATACCAAGGGAGAATGTGCTTATATGGAAGCTAAAGAACAGTTTGATCGTGGGGTTCTATTAACCGATGATTACTATAATGGTATCATTCAAATTAAACTTGGGGGTAATGCAGTAAAAGGCCTATGCGAGGAAAATAAACCTTTACAAACACCTAAAACTGTGTTATAATATATACTTATGAAAAACAATATTATTCAATTTCCAATCGACCGTAGAAAGCAGCAGCTTTCGGCTGAAGAAGAAGAAGCTGAAGAATATTTCATAGGCGTGGTAGAGAATAGCGAAGAGATTGCTCAAACAACATTGAGCATTGTTGAGGATCTATTAGACGAGCTTGAACTTGATGAATTTCAAGGGATAGATTTTAGGAATTTAGAATACATGGAAGCAAAGGATGCTTTTGTTGTAGTCAATATGATAGCTTCTATGTTCATGCGGTATGGTGGTATTTCACATTTCTTACAACCAGATTTGGAAGTACTTTTTGATAAATTGATGGAAGAACAAGAGCAAAACGATGATATTACTTGATTATAGCCAAATAGCACTCAGCAACATTATAGTACAAAAACTTAATGATGAAGACATGATACGACATATGATACTAAACAGTATCCGTATGTACAATAAGAAGTATCGTAAAGAATATGGCCAAATGGTTATTTGTGCTGATGGTGCAGGTTATTGGCGTAAGGAGTATTTCCCTATGTATAAGGGAATGCGTAAAAAGAATAGAGCTGAGTCTACTCAAGACTGGGGAGAAATCTTTAGAATTCTAAACTTGGTACGTGAAGAGTTAAAAGAAAACTTCCCATATAAAGTAGTCCACTTAGATGGTTGTGAAGCTGATGATGCTATTGGTGTATTGGCTCAGCAAACTCAAGAGTTCGGTCAACATGAACCAGTTATGATTATCTCTTCTGATAAAGACTTTATTCAATTACATCGTTATAAGAATGTAAAACAGTATTCTCCCATTCAAAAGAAGTTTGTTTCTGATCCTAACCCACGTAAATATACCTTTGAGCATATTTGTAAAGGTGATAAGGGTGATGGTATTCCTAATGTATTATCTCCTGATAACGCTATCATGGATAGCATTAGACAAACTCCAATGACTATGAAGAAGATAGAGCATTGGGCTGACAATATAGATAATCTTAAAGAAATTATGTCTCATGATGAATATCGTAATTTCCAAAGGAATAAAACTTTAATAGATCTATTAGAAATTCCTGCGAACATCCAAGAAAAGATTATAAATAATTTTAACAACCAAAAGCCCGTCATGAAAATGAAGGTTTTAAATTACTTAATTAAGAAACGATGCAGTTTATTGATTGAATGTGTAGAGGAATTTTATAATGGTTAAACCATTAATATCAGAAATATTAACAACAGCTAACAAGATGAAAGGTGGCCGTGCTAAGAAGATAGCATATCTTCAAGAACAAGATTGCACAGCCCTAAGGGATATTATTAGAATTGCATTCGATAATTCTATATCTCTAGCTCTCCCAGAAGGAGAACCACCTTTTAAGAAATTTGAGATAGACGAAGCGACTAAATATAGGCCCCAAGAGCTCAGGTTTGAGTATCCTACCTTTAGGTATTTTATGGCCGCGGTGACGCCAACTCTAAATCAATTCAAAAGAGAGCAAATCTTTATTGATCTCTTAGAAAAAATCCATGCCGAAGACGCACAACTTTTCTGCGACGCTAAAGATAAGAATATCAATCTTAAATATATTACAAAAGCGTTATTAAAAGAAGCATTCCCAGGCCTCATAAAATCATAGGAGAAATTATTACACACTAAATGTATATCATGATGGTCTATTCAATTAACTAACCGGAGTGTTGCTTATGAGTTATATTCAAATTGAACGTCTCAAAAAAGATAAAAATGAGGCAATATACTATCAAAGGAAATTATTAAAAAAAGGTAAGGATGTCTTAGCGTATAAGATGAGTAAAAAGATCGCATACCTAGACCATTACCTTAATGATATGGAGGCAATAACCAAGTAGCAAATAGACCCTTTTGTTTGAATTCTTTTGAACAAAAGGGTTTACATTTGGTTAAAAGTGTGTTATAATAGACTATATTAAATTGATAGAGAACTATATGAATATATTTGTTTTAGATAATGATCCTGTGATAGCAGCTCAGCTGCAATGCGACAAACATGTAGTCAAAATGATTGTGGAGTCTGCTCAAATGCTATCCACTGTACATCGTATGATTGATGGTAGCATGGAACGTAGACCATCTAAGTCAGGTTCAATGATCCAATACTTTAAGTTGGATGACCATCGCGAAAACATCTTATATAAAGCATGTCATTTCAATCATCCATCAACTGTATGGACACGCGAAAACTCAAGGAATTATGATTGGCACTACAGCCATTTTATAGCTCTTTGCGACGAGTATACATATAGGTACAATAAGGTACATTCCACTGACACTAAGTTAAGGGAAATACTTTATAACAAGCCTAAGAATTTACCGTATGCAGGTTATAAAACCCCATTCAAATTAGCAATGAAAGCTAATCCTGAATGTATGTTTGAAGATGCAGTAAAATCCTACAGGGCTTATTACAAAACTAAAAAGGCCAATTTCGCAATGAAGTGGACAGGCCGTTCAATACCGGAGTGGTTCTAATGCCAATGTACGATTTTAAAGATTTAACATCGGGTGAAGTTTATACCAAGATGATGTCTATTGCAGACATGGAAGAACACGTTAAAGATAAGAACATTCAACAAGTAATAGGAACTCCAATGGTTATTGGAGAAACTGGGGGATCGGTATTAAAGAAGGCTGGTGACGGCTGGAAAGAAGTACAGGATCGAATTAAAAAAGGCATGCCGCCGTCTTTAAGGGATAACATTAATACAAAATGAATAAGAAGCCAAGTAAACTACGTTTAGAACACCTAGCTAAATTAGAACCATTAACCTCTAATCAAAAGATTGCATTTGATGGATTTGCTAGCGGCAGTCATCTTTGTTTAGATGGCTCAGCTGGTACTGGTAAAACCTTTATATCCTTATATCTTGCTTTGGAATCAGTGTTTAAAAAGGAATACTCTAAGGTTATCATTGTAAGATCTGCTGTTCCTACTAGAGATATGGGATTTCTTCCTGGCACTCAAGAGGAAAAGGAAGACGCTTACACTGCACCGTATAAAGCAATTGTTAATGATCTATTTGACGATACCGATGCATGGAGTAAATTAGTTCAATCAAGACAGATTGAGTTTCTTACTACTTCTTTCATTAGAGGATTAACCATTAAGGATGCTGTAGTTATTGTTGATGAATCGCAGAACTGTAACTACCACGAGCTTTGCTCTGTTATTACTCGTTTAGACGAAGAGTGTAGATTTATTATGTCTGGGGATTACTACCAATCTGATTTTACTCGCAAGGGTGATCAGGACGGTATTAAAGACTTCATTGAAATTATTAAACACATGAATGGTTTTGAGCATGTAGAATTTACTTGGGAAGATATTGTCCGAAGTGGATTTGTTAGAGACTTTATAATGACCAAGGAATTATATGAAAACGGGAAACTTTGAACATGAACAGATTGATTTGGGCTACACAGACCTTGTGGCTACAACTGCATCCACTGGCAGAACATATGCCGCTCCTAATAGTGTTGCTTACCCTAGTATAACTACCGTACTTTCTATTCTCAGTGAAGATCACATACGAGAATGGAGAGCACGGGTTGGTGCTGAAGAGGCTAATAGGATCTCTAAGCGAGCTTCTACTAGAGGAACTGCAGTCCATAGTGTATTGGAAAAGTATGTAGACAACGAAGAAAACTATTTGGATGGTGCTAATTTAGTAGTCCAATCAAACTTTATGGAAGTCAAAGAAATACTTGACAGTAGATTAACTAAAGTCTATGCTCAAGAAGCAGCATTATACTCAGAACATCTAGGTGTTGCGGGTAGAGTTGATTGCGTTGGAGTATTTGATGGTAAGAATTCTATCATTGATTATAAGACTGCTGCTAAAACTAAAAAGAAAGAGTGGTGTGAGGGTTACTTCATCCAAGAAACTGCATATGCTATTATGTGGGAAGAACGAACTGGCATGCCAATAACTCAATTGGTGACCGTTATTGCAGGAGATGAGGGCGCTCAAGTATTCATCGAACACCGTGATAATTGGTCAAAGAAATTACTGGAGACAATAAATGAGTACAAGAGGCGCAAAATCTTTGGCCGTTAGAGCTAAGCAACAGATATCTATTTGCTGTGAAACCTTATGTGAAAAGAACGTTGTAGAAGAATATATTGAAGAATTAGAATCTCGTATCAAATTCTTAGAAGCTTCTAAGATCTTAGAAGATGAACACTCTGCGCGCAAAGCTGCAAAAATACTTCAAATAAAGTGAAAATAAGCCTTTACATTTGCTAGTAACTATGGTATAATATACATATAAATTAATAAGGACCTATGAAAGAAATGAAAGAAAATATAATATTAGTTGATTGTGATGGTGTCTTATGTGACTGGGAGTACTCATTTACTCAATGGATGAACCATAAAGGATTCCCCACAATTGATGATCAACAATACAATGTTGGCAAACGATTCGGCATCTCTAAAGAGTACGGCCGTGACCTAGTAGCAGAGTTTAATGACTCTGCAGCTATTGGGTTCTTACCTCCACTGAGGGACGCAGTGTATTACATGAGACGTCTCAATATGTTACATGGCTATAGATTCCATTGTGTAACGTCTTTAAGTATAAATAAATATGCACAAAGACTTAGAACACAAAACCTTGAGCTATTGTTTGGGAAAGGTATGTTTGATGAGTATGTCTATTTAGCATGTGGAGCTGATAAGACTGAAGCTTTGGCTAAATACGAAGACACCGAATGTTTCTGGATAGAAGATAAACCAGAGAATGCTGAAGTTGGAGCATCATTTGGTCTCAATTCAATACTCGTGGCACATGATCACAATGCTTATTATAAGGGTGATATACCGCGTTATTGGAAATGGAAAGAAATCTATAAGCATATTACTGGAGAAATCTAATGCCCGCAAAATTTAAAGAATCAGTAACAAACAGAGATGGCTCTGTTCAAAATTACTATATGCGATCAACTCCGCTTGAAGCTTTAGTAGAAAAATATAAGTCAGGTGGAGGATGTTATCCAAAGCTTAGGCAAAAGATTATGAACGAGCTTGTTCGTAGAGGAAAGGCGCACCTTGTCTAAATGGTGGAGAATATGGGCGAAAAGTTTAGGTGAAAAAGTTGGAGAGACAGATACTCAAGCTGATACTGTTGCTTGTATTAGGACTGTTTGGTGGCTTACTCATATGGCTACATGTATCATTATTATACTTAATGCTATAGCAAATCATGGTTGGGGTTTAATAGGCTTATGATTACTGTAGCCGAGTCAGCAGAACTTAGACTAAGATCAGTAGTATTTCCTAAGAAATCTGTTGGTGTCAGAATGGGTGTTCGCTCAAGCGGGTGCAGCGGATTGGCATATGTATTAGAATTTTGTTATAAGGCATATGACGACGATAATGTTGTTCTTTGCTGTGATGATACAGTATCAATATTTGTAGACGTTAAAAGCATGATACATTTGACAGGTGCACGATTAGAATATGTGAAGAAAGGATTGAACGAAGGCTTTGAGTTTGTAAACCCTAATGTAAGTGATGAGTGTGGTTGCGGCGAAAGCTTTTATGTAAATAAATAGGTATGAAATGAAAATTACAATTAACGTCGAAGTTGATACTAATGACGAAAAAGATTTAAAATCTATAGAAGAACTTATAGAGATACTAACTGATTTAAAACATAAGGTACAATATTGTGAAGATTAGCTTTGAAAACACTTGGCGACCTTTGCCAAGCAATGTAACAATTCATTCAAGTGGTATTGATGGGCTAGGACTATTTGCAGTAGAGGATATACCTCCAAGCACTGATTTAGGATTAGCTAGATTTAAGTATCATGACACATTGATACGAACCGCATTAGGATCATTTACTAATCACAGTGAAGATCCATCTTGTGTTAATATAGCTAAGATAAATTCCTATGGCGATGAAGAATATACTCTATGGACATTGAAAGATATTAAAGCTGGTGATGAATTAACTGTATGCTATCAAATGAAGCAGTATTACTCTTAAGTTGACGGTAATTTCTTTATAAATAAAGAAAAAGGAGATACAATGGCAGATTTATTAGACTTTGATTTTGGCTTTACCGCAGTAGATGAGAACGAATTAGAAGCAGTTCAGAAAGTAACATCTGAAGCTTCTTCAGCATCTGCAGATGCATATCAAGCAGAAGAAAAGTTGAATAAACTATACAATGCCATATTACCACTTCTATTAAATTTAAAGAAAAATCCAGAGAAGGAATATATTCTTTGGCCCAATAGGGTTGAGAAGATTGAACAATTCGAAGATTTAATTACAGGAATTATAAAGTAATGGCTACTATACCACAAACAGATGTATCAATGGATGCTATTAACACTGAAGTTTCTAGTGTTAATAGTCACAGCCTTAAAATATTATCAGATAATGCTACAACTGGATCTGACCCTAAAGACGGGGCTCCTTATGCAATGGGCGAATTTAGAGGATATGTGCATTTTAGTGGGCTTTACCAAGGCGCAGGTACAAGTTCATGGTATAGTGATGGCCAATATGTTAACAGATCTTCTATTACACTATCTCCCAATACCTTGACGTTGCAAGGTTATAGTGCCACCTTAAGCGTCATCAACATCAATACCTCCGTATTTATATTGATCAATCAACCAACAGGCACCCCAATATGGACTAACTCAGGTTGGACGAACATAAAGGTTTGGAATAATTCTACTGGGACTGGCACTCCAGTGTTTAACCAAAATCGGACTTCTTTTACCTTTTTTGTTTCCAATAATGGAACTTCCACCGCGAACGCGGGTTGGTCGCTGAGTGGCTATAATATGAGTGACTATTTTGGATTCGGCGGCACATCTGCCGGGTCACCGAGATATGTGAGGATAACATAATGAATTTTATAGCTTCTGGCACTGCACCACATGCAAAAATGACTTTTACTCATGATGATGGTAATACCGTAGAAGTAGAAATTAGATACAACTCTGGAGGTGTTCCGGAGGTAGCGCTTACTAAAAAAATACTTTTATCGGCGTATGAAGATATTTTTGGTAATATCGCTGTTCCCTCAGCAGATCGGACTGATAAATCTATACATGATATATATATGGCTGGTAGTATCGGTAGAAAAGATTATACTATTAATAATAATGAAGGCCTTGCTATAGTCGAAAAATTAGAAGCTTCATGGCCGGGTTTTATACCAAATTATAGAGCACGGCCGTATTGTTTAGTTTCAGAATTTACTCCATTAAGAGCGCCATACATCAACCCAAGCATTTCATATTATATGATGGGTGAACAACCTTCAGATGCTCTTATTGCAACATACAGCCTTCCATATGAAACATATAAAAATTGGTATGGATTAAAATTTGACACAATAACAACCGAAGTATTAATTAAAGTAGTGATTAGTAAAGAAGAGATGCTAAGAGCACACCCTGATATTTGCAATACAATAGAAGCTTCGATTCCAGTATATGGTAACCACTTTTTCGGCCTTATATATAATTCTGATGGTGAATTAGACCCTAATATAGATGTTTATTTTAACACCGATTATAACATCGTTCAAGAATGGGTAGATTCTATGGAATTAACAATGCCTTATACTGATCTGACATTATCACCTAAAAGAATATTTTGGGGTGTTGTATATAATACAACAAATAACAATTTTACGCATATAAAAGCGTATATAGTAAATTACATAGAGGACTAAAATGTTTTGCAATAAAGATACAGATATTGATGTAGATCAATTAAGAGAACAATTAACAATCGACGAAGGTAAAGTATTAAAGATTTATCTTGATCATTTAGACTATCCTACTGTTGGCATCGGCCATTTAATACTAGAGTCTGACGGAGAGTATGGAGCTGATATTGGCACCGTTGTTTCAGAAGAGAGATGTAACGAGCTATTTGATCATGATGTTAAAGGCGTTATTGCAGATTGTAAGATCTTACACGAAGGTTGGGATAACTACCCTGAAGAAGCAAAGCAAGTAATTGCTAATATGATGTTTAATATGGGAAGAACAAGACTTAGCCAATTTAAAAATCATAACAAAGCTTTAGTAGAAGGCGATTGGATGAGAGCCGCAGTAGAAGGTAGAGATAGTAGATGGCACAAACAAGTGACAAATAGAGCAGAACGTTTAATGGCTCGTCTAGAAGCTATCTAAAGCCCCTCCGCATAAATCGAAGTTTCCTCTAGTATAAATAGATATGTTACAATTATTTATTATAATAGAGGAATTTTCGCATGTCAAGAATTATCAAATTACTAGGTTCAGAAGTAGCCTTAGGTACAGCCACTACTGTAGGCCATGCCTCACTCGTAAGAGTAATTAATACTGGAGCTGTACAAGTAGCAACAGTTAAATTAGGCGCTGCGGTAACCGGTACTATTACTATTGGTGCTAACCAAGAAGCATTTATTAAAAAGCAACCAGCAGAAACTATCCAAGGTGCAGCAACTCTTAAAGGCGTGCACGTAGCTTTTAGTAGCTAAAATATGGGAGATATATTCTCGCTTATTTCGGATGTAGGATTACCCATCGCAGGAGCACTTGTGAGTGGGTGTTTTATATTCATTGTGATAAAGCAAATATTAGGCGGTGTAGTTGATTCAATCAACACGCTTAATATATTTACTAAGGGCTTAGAAAGTAGAGCACGAGCAATGAATAATGAAATTATTAAGATAGATCTATTAGTGTCTAGTGCATTAGATCTAACACCACCAATTGACAGAGTAGCAAGAGCTGAAAACTTTGTTGAAGATGGTAAGATAGACATTAGAAGAGATTAATATGGACTCGTTAAACCCAGCAGTATTGATTGCGGAATACGGATTTAGTACTGTTGCTATTGTCGGTATGGCATATTTTGTATACTTTGTATGGAAGTTTGTATCAGAAGAGTTAGAGCCTAAGATCGGCGAAATGCACATGGGTCTAATTAGGCTAATAGATCAAGTAAGAATGTTGGATCAAGATATGATTCGACTGCAAGAAAAAATAAAAGTCGTGTTAGAGTATAGGGAGAGGCAGGCTTATTTAGAAGAGAACCAAAATGAAAAGAAGAGATAAAAGAAAAACGGAAGAGGAAAAACAAGCTACATTTGATATATGGAATCAACGGCTATTATCTGCGGCCTTAGTATCTATATTAGTAGTGATGTGCTTTATGCCTATAATGGCAGCGGCAGATAATCTAACGTTTAAATTTAAAAGTCCATCCTTTAGTGGTAATGCGACTTCATCTCACTACTTGACAATAGAAAATCAAGAGAAGTCAAGGAAAGACAAAATAGCAGAGGATGTAGAATCTGCTATTAAAGAAGCCGAAAGAGAGGCTGATAATACTACCCAAGCTAAGTTTTTAAGAAACTTAGAGAGTAGAATTTATGCACAGATTGCTAAACAATTAGTTGATAACATGTTTGGTAATACTGAAAGCTCTACTGAAGGATTCTTTGAAATAGAGGGTAACTCCATTACTTATGAAACTATCATAGGTGGTGGCCCAGATGGGACTGACGTAATAAGAATTACTGTCGTTAGTGAAGATGGAACAACGACTACATTAGATGTGCCAATAGGTGCTGGTGGATTTTAAATGAAACTTTTAGGAGTATTTATTCTTCTATTTGTTACTGGCTGTGCAGGGATACCAAGCAAATCAGATAGTTGCACTACAGCTTTTATGAAAGAGCTTGGTGAATGTATCGAAGAGGCTGAGGTAGTATCATTACCAGCTTCTGTAAGACTTGCTAATTTGCCACCGGCTAAGGTTAAGCCAGTGGTCGCTGTTTATGCGTTTAAAGACTTGACAGGAGCTAGGAAGCATAGGGATAACCTTGCTGACTTCTCTACTGCTGTGACTCAAGGCGCTGAAGTATTCGTTATTGATGCTCTTAAATCTGCAGGTAAAGGTAATTGGTTTAGAGTAGTAGAAAGAAATGGCTTAGAGAATTTAGTCAAAGAACGACAGATTATTAGGTCAGCTAGAGAAGAATTTGCTACAAATACAGATAAGAAGAAGCTTCAACCTCTTCTGTTTGCAGGTATTATTATTGATGGTGGTATTGTAGGATATGATACCAATATAGAAAGTGGAGGACGAGGAGCTAGATACTTAGGTATAGGTTCATCAGTCCAATATAGAAGAGATTCGTTAGTGGTAAGTTTGAGGGCAACTTCTACTCTTACTGGTGAAATTTTGTTAAACGTACAGACTAAAAAATCTATCTTGTCTGTGGGCGGTGGTTACGATGTGTTTCGATTTGTTGATATGGATACTAAACTAATCGAAATTGAAGATGGCAATAGCTGGAACGAAAGCGTAACATACTCTACACGAGCCGCAATCGAAGAAGCTGTGCTGGAATTAATATACCAAGGTCACGATAGAGGATTCTGGGTAATAGAGGATGGGCATCGTCACCCTCATCGGCATGATGGGACAAACGATCTTCATTCTATTAACGGGGAGAATGAACATGATGAAACAAAATAATATGTTCTTTTTGGGAGCAGCCATAGCTTTGGCATTGAGCTCACAGGTTGCCGCAGATGCTAATGACAACGAGGTTTTTATATCACAAACAGGTGATAATATTGAGTTGACTATTAGGCAAATTGGTGCAGGTAACAAATTTGGTGGTGATGATTTTAGTGGTACTTCTATAGATATGACTATGACTACGTCTGATTCATATTTCTATATACTACTAGATGGTGATTATAATAAGATGTTTGGTACTGTTGCAACAACAGGATCAACTATCAACAACTTTATTACTGGCGATTATAACTTGTGGAACCAAAAGATAGGTGTTGCCAATACGGCTGACACAATCACAATCGATTCTGCAATAACCGGTAGTACTAACTCAATCGTATTTAGAGCAGGTAACGATGATGATACCTACAACCTAGGCACTCCATTATGGACGCAGACTACAGCCGAAGCTAACTGGAAGCTAGTTGATACTACATGGACAAGAGTAGCAACAGGCCAAGCATACTTTACTCAAGCTTGGAATCCTACTGCCGGCTCTGCTGATAATTTAGATATGGATTTAGATGTAAATGGTTCTGATAATACTATGAATGTGTTTGCCAACTCAACGAATGCAACATTCGATTGGGACGTAACTGGATCTAATAACTGGGTTCAAACAACAATGGAAGACGGTTCTGATAATAGCCAAACCGTTGGTGTTACTGGCGATTATAACTTTATCTTTGTAGGCCAAGACACCGGCTCTACCTCTGGAGTTACTAACAATGCAATACTTGATGCAACATTTAATACGACGCATTCGGATATTAACATTATACAATCTGACGCTAACTAGTTTATTTCTTGTAGGAATCGTGCAAGCTTCGGCGGTTCCTATAGGAGATATAACTGAACAAACTGGTATAACTTCCCTCTTAAGATTAGGGGAATCTATAAGCGTTGCAAGTGTTAATATGAATGATACGGCTGTTACAGGCAATGGCCGTATGATGATTGAATTCCTAGATGAAGAGCAATTAGCTCTCACCGAGCATACTCGTATCTATATAGACGAAGTATATTACGACCCTGATCCATCCCTATCTAAAATGACTATGCGTATGGCACGTGGCACCGCACGATTTACATCAGGCCGTGGCAAAAGAATAGACAAATCTAATATATCCTTATCGACTCCTACTGCAAAGATTGGTATACTAGGCACTGACTTTACATCGACCATAGATGAGATAGGTAGATCCCTTATAATATTACTACCAGATGAAAAGACTGGTGAGTCTTCAGGTCAAATAACTATAACAAATGATGGTGGCACTGTTGTTCTATCTGAAGCATATCATGCATCTATTGTTAATTCATATGATAGTCAACCATCTCAGCCAGTAACTCTAGTAGGCATAAACGCCTCTATGATATCAAATATCTTTATTGTCAATGAGCCTAAAGAGATCAAAGAGGTAAAAGAAAAGGAAGGTCTTGTAATAGAAAACGATAGTGATAACATATTAGATGTAGACTTCCTTGAGTTCGATGAATTAGAGAAGGATTACCTAGGAGATGATGAACTAGAATTCACTGACCTAGATATAGATTACCTTGATGTAGACTTTTTGCAAGATCTATTAGATGTAGTCAATCTATTAGATAAAAAGAGTGCACTAGATAGAGATACATTAACCGATGGTAGTATAACCCTTGATGGCACTGCATTAGGATTCGACACCGACACACAGTATAACAGTATATTGGACAAAGGACTAGGTACTATCAAATTCTATAGAGCTGTTAATGGTATAATTAGTATTACCTTAGCATCTAATACAAGCGCAATAATAAATACAACAACTGATCAGAAAGACTCATCGATCATGCTCAACAATGGGCAAAATATAATTATCAACATAGAACAGAGGAATTGATTATGAATAAATTTATAACATGTCTTGCATTAGTGGTAGTATCAGGCCAACCGGCTAATGCTGATAACGAAATCTATCTAACACAGTCTGGTAATAATGCAGCAATTAACCTAGAGCAATTAGGGGATAACAATAAGATAGACACTGTAGCTCATGGTTATCAGCTAGATTTTACTGTGTTGCAAGAAGGGCATAGGAACCAAGTATTAAGAAAAGATCAAGGGATCAATGGTGACAATAACCAAGTAGTAGTAGAGCAATGGAATAACTCTACAAGCACAGACTATAATAAAATCTGGGTTGACATAGATGGTGATAATAATGCAGTAGATGTAGGACAGGGTTGCAAATTCTATTATAGTACATCAACCACATGCTCTAGAGATACGCATGAACAGGCCGGCCACAAAATGGAAATCAATATTGATGGCAGTAATAATGGAATACGTGGCGGCCAAAAGGCTGGTAGTGCTAATCCAGATCATGATCTAGTAATGGATATCAATAGTGATAATAACTCTATATTCTTTACGCAAACAGGCTCTGGTGCTAAGGATCTAGATCTAACTATTAATAATGATGGCAATGCGGTAAGTATCCATCAGCATTACGGTGCGCATAATGCAACAGTTATACTCGATGGTACATCGCCTACTAGCCTAAGCTTAATACAGACTGGCGGTCCAAGTCAGACATATAACCTTACACAAAATTGTCTCACTATTGGTGGCTGTTCTGTATCAGTAGTACAGCAATGAAAACCTGGTGGACGATATGGAAGCATGCTTTAGGAGCATTCGATGAAGAAGATGGATACGATGCTGCACATGAGAATCCGATAGCTATTATTCGCACGCTGATAGTAACTATTAATCTTCTTTGCGGTGTACTCATAATGATAAACATATTAAAGGACTGGTAATGGGCAATAGACGTTGGTTCATAAGGAGAAAATACGGATACAAGCAACCTTATTTAGGCAGAGTGGTAGACATATATGTATAATTGGAAGGTAGTACTAATAACTATCATAGCTTTGCTGTGTGTACGAGTCGCTGATCCTAAGTTAATAGAACAACTAAGGCTAAACGTATTCGACTCACTGCAGACCTTGCAACAAGTAAACGAATCGGATATAATACTAGTCGATATAGATGAGAGAGCACTAGAAAAGTATGGACAGTTTCCTTTCTCAAGGGATATCTATGCAAAAGTATTAGATAAGAATGGTAATGATTC